GTCCGCTACCACTAGAGATCCCTGTCGGCGAGCAGCCCGAACACGCCCGCGACCAGCGCGGCCACCCCCAGCAGCGGCACCTGATGCCACACCCCGTTCACGACCATCGCGGACCCGGCCGTGAAAACCGCCGCGCCGCCGATCCCCGGCAGCCCCCGCACCGCCATGCCCGCCGGGACCGCCGCCGCGTCCGCCGCGCCCCGCAGCCGACGACGCAGCCGGCGCCACCGCGGCCGGGCCGCCGGCTGCCGCCCCGTGCCGTCGCAGTCCTCGCACGGGACGCCGTTGATCACCTGCCCGCCCTTGCAGTGCGGGCACGCCGGGCCCGGCAGGATCGTCACGGCTCCAGTAGCCACGGGCACCGCCTTTGTCGAAGATCTAAAGACATGGTGCCATGCCGGGGCAAAAACGCGTAACTACCTAGAGGATTCCCGCAGAACGCGTCACCAGACCGTGTTCTCCCACTCAACGTCTTCCTGCGCCGCCCAGAACGCCGCCCGGTCCGCCGCCATGATCGCGGCCACCGCCAGGTCGATCTTCCGCGGCGAGTGCGGCGACTCCTTCACGATCCGCGAGCCCCGGGAATCCGTCTTCATCACCGCGTTTGCCAGGTGCCGCGTCAGCCGCGGATCGCCCGAGTGCGTCAGGCCGGCCGTCGTCACCAGCTCGTAGAACCGCTGCGTCGCCGGGATCATTGCCGAGTTCATCTGCGGGAACTCCACCACCGGCAGCCCCTCCACCTCGAGCTCCTCAAACGCGTCCAGCCACAAGTAGGGGTCGTAGGCGATCTCCTTGACGTCCCACCGCCGGCAGCACGCCCGCAGCGCCTCCTTGACCTCCCCGCGCGGGACGCGCCACTGCACCGCGTCGGCCGGGCGCTCCCACAGCCCCGCCACGTCCAGATGCGGCCGGGCCTCGCACGTCGCCACCACGATCCCCGTGTTGTCGCCTGTCTTGCTCCCGTCGAAGCCCAGCACCACCCGCGAGCCCTCGCCGATCACCCGCGACAGGTCCTCCCGCCCCTCCCAGCCGCCCGCCGGAAGCCACGCCTGCGCCGACGTCACCCACTGGTTGAGGCGCTTGGTCCGGAACCCGTTCTCCGGCGTCTTCAGCACCGCCGACGCGAAGTCCTCCCCGTCCACGATGTCCGCGTAGCCGGGATTCGCGGCCCGCCACACCTCAGGGTCACGGTGATCCGCGCCATCCGGGGCACCCCACCACGACATAAAGAGCGACGGGTCGTCCACCTCGCCCGACGCCACCTTCTCCCCGTACTGGTACAGGCCGTAGCACGTCGAGTCGCCGCCCGACCGGTCCGACTTCACCCCGGCCGTCGTGATCGACAGCATCAGCGGATCCGACCGCGCCCCCATCGCCAGCGACATGACGTCGTACAGCTCCCGGTCCGGCGCCGCGTGCAGCTCGTCGTACACCACCAGCGTCGGCGACAGCCCCTCCTTCGTGAACGCCTCCGACGACAGCACCCGGTACACGCTCGCCGACGCCGGATGCTCCAGCGCGTCGCGGTACACGCGCACCACGCTCGACAGCTCCGGGTCCAGCTCGACCATGCGCTTCGCCACGCCGAAGACGATCCGCGCCTGGTCCTTGTCCGCGGCGCACGAGTACACCTCCGCGCCGTCGCCCCCCTGCACCAGGCCGTACAGGCCGATCGCCGACCCCAGCGCCGACTTCCCGTTCTTCCTCGGCAGCCCCACCAGCGCGTACCGATGCCGCCGGCGCCCGTCCGGGCGGCGCGCGAACACCATCCCCAGCACGCGCCGCTGCCACCGGCGCAGCTCGATCAGCTCCCCGGCCTTCCCGCCGATCGAGTCCTTCGTGATCCGGCACATCGACTCGGTGAAGTCCGCGACGTCCTCGCCGTCGCCGCGGGCGATGTCCGCGGCCGAGACCGGCGTCAGCACCAGCGGGCCCGCTACCACTCCTCGACCACCTCGCCGGGAACGACCTTCGGGCCGTCCGCAGGGGCGTCAGCCGCGGCCGTCGCGCGCTTGGCGCGGCGCGCGGCCAGCTCGTCGAGCTTCGACACCGTCTTCGCCTCCGTCAGCTCCAGGCGCTTGAACGCCGTCGGCGACAGGCCCAGCTCCGACAGGTTCTTGTCGATCCGCTCCTCGAGCCTGCGGATCTCCGCGATCAGCGGGTGCGAGACGGGCTGCCCCTGCGAGCCCTTCTGCACGATCCCGTCCTTGCGGATCTGCCGCCGGTACGCCGCGATCTCGTCGTAGCCGCGAACGATCTGCTCAATCCAGTGATAGTCGCGGCCGGGCCTCAGCCACCCGCCGCCAGCGGCCCAGATCTTCACCCACTCGCGCTGCCCCCGGTCGGCCAGGCCCACCGGGCGGCGCGGAACCGGCTGCGCGCCGGGGATGGCCACCATCCCGGTCGGCTGACGGTCGCGGCGGCCGCTTCCAGGCCCTCCCATGCCCACCATCCTCGGAAAAAACGACTCGGATTCTAGATTCTGCGCGTTTCAGCTGCGGATGGGTCCGCCGCCCCGTGGCCATGAAAAACGCCTACGTGCAGGTCATGCACTTGCATATGCATACTGCCCCGACTCTTGAGCCAGCGCACGGCGCTTTCACCTGAGTTTCCCTCCTCTGCGGGAATTGCATGATCTGCACGCCGCCACGATCGGCCCTTCTGCGCCGCCTTGTGACCGCGGCTGTATATGGTCGGCCGTCTTGGGGTTGGCCTCCGTGAACGGCCCTCCGCACCAGTGGCATGCGGTTGCTTCCTGGTATCCGCGGTCGTTCTTCTTGCGTTTGCTGAAGTTCCATCCGATGCCTCGCGCCGAGCTGCTTGGCCGCTCGTTCCGCTTGGCCGTGACCAGAGCTTGGCACGCCGGGCATTTGAGGCTTCGCGTCGATTCCGCGTCGTAGATCACACCATGGGTGCGCGCCGTGGTGTTGCACGACGCGCAGCCTGTGCAGGTGCACCATCTCATCGGCACGGGCTACTCGCCTGGCAGGTCGAACAGCGAAGGCTGCCATCCGGGAACCGTTACGGGGTTCGGCATTGGCCTGCTCCATCTCGGACTTTCCGAACTCGCGGAAGATCACTTTTACCCGTTCGCTCATGGCCAATTGCCCGAATAGTAGGGGTCGGCTGAGATCTCTCCCCGGGTGATCGCTTCGCGGCATGAGCCACAGACATGAGCGTCATCGGGGATCGGATCGGGTGCAGGACAGACCAGGCAATATGGCCCGTGCTCACAGTAGATGCAATCACGAAGCAGGTCGCTAAGCGCGTCAGAGCTGATTGGCTCCTGCATTTCGTCGGTCCTCCAGTCCGGCGCGCGTGCGCCACTTGCGGATCTGCTCGCGTCCGACGCGGGCGGTCATGCCGCTGCCGGACGGCCCGAACACGCCGAGGATGTCGGTCACGAGCTCGCGGAGCTGCCGTGTCTCGCCCATGGCGGCGGCGAGCTCGGCGGGCTGCCTGGCGGCGCTGCGCGCCGCGACGGCGGCGAGCTCGGCGGCGGCGGCGAGCTTCGCGTCCGTAATTTCCTCGCTCAATTTCTCGCTCCTGTCTTTCTCGATGAATTCCACAATTCGTTTTCCGCCTTGATCAGGTTCTGCTTCTGGTAGGCCGCTATTTCTCCGTTAATCCACCTGTCGACGAACCGTGCTATTCGTCCTTCGTGCTCGGCTTTGCTCGTCGCCGGGTTGTTCAGCGGGCAGTGCTGCACCCAGTGTCCGGCCGTGCCGCAGGTGAAGCAGTTCCCCGAATTCGGCTGCACGTCATTCCGCCGCCTCGCTGTACGGCTCCGGGGATGCCTTCAGCGTCAGCTCGCCTCCGGTGCGCGCGGCCAGCTTGCGCAGGAACGCGCTGTCGGCCGCGCCGACCTCGCGCCGGTAGGCGGCGGGGTCGATCAGCTCGTGAATCCGGCCGTGCTCGGCCAGGTCGCGCTGTGAGCGCCTGACGCGGGTGCGCACGTCGGCCGGCATGATCCACTCGCGACTGTCGGAGTAGTGGGCGATTACCGCCGACTCGCATTCCGGATACGGCAGCTCCTTGATCGCGCTGTACCAGGCGAACACGGCTGAATGGTCAACGTTGCGGTTGTCGAATGCCGCGCAGATGCCGAGCAGCTTTCCGGTTTCCTCGGGGGTCACGATTCTCCGTCCATCATTGCCTGCACGCGCTTTCCGGCCTCGATGGCCTGCTGCACTCGGTCGTTGGTGGTGGTTTTCGGCGCGGGCCGCTGCTGGGGGCGCGCGCCCATGTCGTCATCGGCCCGGCGCATCCAGTTGCGCCACACCGCGATCCAGTCGAGCTTACGGCCCTTCGTGCCGGGGACCGAGCGCCAGTAGTCCACG